CTCGATATCATTACTAAACCACGGAGGGGGCCATCAAATCCTTAAAAATTTTTCGCGCGGGAGCGGGCCTGGGCCTTCATGTGCAAAAAAACGAAATCAAACGGGGTATTAACCCCTGCCGGAAGGAGGGAGAGATTTGGCTAAAGATGGTACTAACCGTGGCGGATTCCGGGTCGGCGCTGGGCGAAAATCTAAATCACTGCACGATAAGCTCGAAGCTGGCCAAGAAGCAACCGTCATCGATTTGCCTGAACCAGCTAATCTGGAAGGACACGTGATGCCGCCAGTCAAAAAGTACCTCAAAGCCAAGCAGAAAAATGGTTTAGAGTTTGACGCTGCTGATATTTTTAAAGAAACCTGGGAATGGCTGGTCGAACGAGGCTGCGAGAAATTAGTCAATACCCAGTTAATCGAACAATACGCCGTTAGCGTCAGCCGATGGATTCAGTGTGAAGAATGTATCTCTAAGTTTGGTTTTCTGGCTCGTCACCCAACCACTGGTAATGCGATTGCCTCACCATACGTTTCGATGAGTCATGACTATATGAAACAGTCCAGTCAGTTGTGGTTTCAAATTTTTCAGGTGGTTAAGGAAAATAATGCTGCTACTTACCAAGGATCTACACCACAAGATGATGTGATGGAGCGGCTCTTAAGAAGCCGGAAAGGAATGAACTAATGAAATTTATCAAGAAAAAAATTGCTAATCTAATTCCTGCCGATTACAATCCGCGTAAAGATCTCAAGCCTGGCGATCCTGATTACGAAAAGTTAAAACGTTCAATGAAAGAATTCGGTTATGTCGATCCAATCATCTGGAACCAACAAACTGGTCGCATAGTTGGAGGACACCAGCGGTTAAAGATTCTCCAGGATGAAGGGATCGAAGAAGCTGAGTGCGTTGTTGTTGACCTTAATGAAGAAAAAGAAAAAGCGTTGAATATTGCGCTCAACAAGATCAGTGGTGATTGGGATAAGGATAAGTTAGCCCTCCTAATAACTGACTTACAAGCCAGTGATTTAGATGTTTCATTAACGGGATTTGACGAGAATGAGATCTCCGACCTTCTTGGCACGGCTGACGACACGCATGATGATGACTTTGACGTTGATAGTGAATTGAATAAACCAACCTTCTCTAAAGCAGGAGATCTTTGGCACCTAGGAAAGCACACTTTATTATGTGGTGACGCTGCTAAAACAGAAAGCTACCAGAAATTACTGGGTGATCATAAGGTCAACCTAGTATTAACCGATCCTCCATACAATGTCGATTACTCTAGCAAAGCTGGCAAGATCAAGAATGATCATCAAGCCGATGACAAGTTCTACCAGTTTCTGCTTGCTGCTTTTCAAAATATGAATCAAGCGATGGCTAACGATGCCAGCATCTATGTATTTCACGCCGATACGGAAGGCCTTAACTTCCGCCGTGCTTTCCAAGATGCTGGTTTTTATTTATCCGGTTGCTGTATCTGGAAGAAGCAATCATTAGTACTTGGTCGTTCACCCTACCAGTGGCAACATGAACCCGTACTCTATGGATGGAAGAAAGATGGCAAACACGAATGGTACACCGGGCGAAAGGAATCCACCATCTGGGAATTTGATCGCCCAAAGCAGAGTAAGGAACACCCAACGATGAAACCAATCCCACTACTAGCCTATCCAATCATGAATTCCACCATGTCCAACTGTACCGTTCTCGATCCATTCGGTGGTTCCGGTTCAACTCTGATTGCATGCGAGCAAACTAATCGGATTTGCTACATGATGGAACTGGATCCTAAATACTGTGATGTGATTGTTAATCGCTACATCAAACAAGTCGATTCGGATCAAGATATCAGTGTGGAAAGAGATGGTCATATAATTCCTTACAGTAATCTAAAGAAGCCGGCCTAAAGCGCGGGAAAGCCTTGCTATCTGTGCCTTTTAGAGTGATGTATACAGTGATCAAACAAGGAGGTACAGAATATGGAAATTAATTTTAATGTTCATGGTCAACAGCGTAAAAAGCTAGTCGAACAGATTGCTAACTATACTCAACAAAAAGCTGAATATCAGTACACACCAACCTACGCATACCAGATTGGCAAATACACTGTCAGTAAAGATGGGAACCTTTCATCCCCTGATGAGATTCCATCCAACCTAATCGACAAACTTAAAGAACTTGGTTTCCGGCCCGCTAACATTATCAAATTGCATCTTGCTTACCGTCGAGACGACTTTACCGATCAAGCCTTAGAAAACCTGCGTCACCTAATTTGGGCCAAGGGACAACTAATCAAAGATGCTTGTCAGCTCGATTCGCTAAAACTAGACGTTGATGATCAACAGGTGACATTTAACTGGTTCAACAAGGTAAAGCTTGATGATGCCACAGCTTATCAACAATTTATCGACAAACTTGTGCAATATGCAAAAGATCATCAACGGATTGTGTCAGAACCTCATGAAGAAAGCAATGAGAAATATGCTTTTCGTTGTTTTCTACTACGCCTGGGTTTTATCGGTCCCGAATACAAAACACAACGGAAAGTACTGTTACGAAATTTAGCCGGATCAGCTGCTTTTAAGAATCAGGAGGCCTAATCATGAGCAGAATCAAAGATGAACTAGCTAGACGTGACCGAATTCGCCAGCAGGTCTTACAAATTCGCAATACTGGCGAAGTAAACATGTTTGATATCGAGAATGTTAAACGACTGGCCTACTATTACAACTGCCACGATTTGATCGATTACCTGACTACTGAACGGGCCAGCTATGTCAATTTGATTTTAACTGGTAAATTCAATTAATCATTAAGCATTGAGTTCATTCTCAGTGCTTTTTTAGTACTAATGAAAGGAAGTGATGTTTTCTTGAGAAAGTTAAAAGATTATAAACCAACTCATTTTATGGCTAAGGATTCCACTTACAGCAAAGATGCAGCTGATTTTGCAGTTTCTTTCATTGAATGTCTCTGCCATACTAAGGGAACTTGGGCAGGAAAACCCTTTGACTTGATTGATTGGCAAGAAAAGATTATTCGTGACATCTTCGGTATTCTGAAGCCTGATGGATACCGCCAATTCAATACTGCTTATGTTGAGATTCCAAAGAAACAAGGAAAATCAGAACTAGCGGCAGCAGTCGCTCTTTTGCTTTGTTGTGCAGATGGTGAGGAACGAGCCGAAGTGTATGGTTGTGCCGCTGATCGGCAACAAGCAGCGATTGTTTTCGACGTGGCCGCTGATATGGTACGAATGAACCCGGCTTTGAAGAAACGATGCAAAATTCTCGCTTCACAAAAACGGCTGATCTATGAACCCACTAATAGTTTCTATCAGGTTCTATCTGCTGACGCTTATTCTAAACATGGGTTCAATGTGTCCGGAGTTATCTTTGACGAACTGCATACCCAACCGAACCGGAAACTCTATGACGTTATGACGAAGGGATCAGGGGATGCCAGAACACAACCTCTTTACTTTCTAATAACCACTGCTGGTAATGATGAAAATTCAATCTGTTATCAAGTCCATCAAAAAGCAATTGATATCATGAAAGGTCGCAAACATGATCCCCGCTTTTATCCGGTAATTTATGGTGCTGGTCGGGATGAAGATTGGTCGAGCCCCGAAGTCTGGAAAAAAGCTAATCCTTCTTTAGGAATTACAGTCAAAATGGAGAAAGTAAAAGATGCCTATAATTCAGCCAAAGAAAATCCTGCTGAAGAAAACACCTTCCGTCAACTCCGTTTAAATCAGTGGGTTAAACAAGATGTCCGATGGATGCCGATGGATAAATGGGATGCTTGTGCTTTCCCAGTTGATCCTAATGAACTACGGGGACGAGATTGTTACGGTGGACTCGACCTGTCGTCGACTACTGATATCACTGCTTTTGTTCTAGTGTTTCCACCAAGGGATGATTCTGAAGGTTATACCCTTCTACCCTATTTCTGGATTCCCGAAGATAATGTTGACTTACGAGTTCGGCGTGATCATGTTCCATACGATATTTGGAAACAACAAGGTTATCTGCAAACAACAGAAGGTAATGTAGTTCACTACGGATTCATCGAACACTTTATTGATGATCTGGGAAAGAAATATCACATCCGTGAAATTGCCTTCGACCGGTGGGGAGCTGTCGAAATGGTTCAAAATCTTGAAGGTATGGGATTCACCGTGGTCCCGTTTGGCCAGGGATTTAAGGACATGACGCCTCCAACTAAAGAACTAATGCGATTAACTCTGGAAAAGAAGATCGCTCATGGTGGTCATCCGGTCTTACGCTGGATGATGGATAACATCTACATCCGCACTGACCCAGCCGGAAATATTAAACCGGATAAGGCTAAGTCAACCGAAAAAATTGATGGCGTAGTGGCCACCATTATGGGATTGGATCGCGCCATTCGCAATGAAGACAGTGGTGACTCTGTTTATGATGGTCGAGGTCTATTAATGTTGTAATTACGAAAAACTTAAAGGAGTTGATGCCATGGGTTTATTTAATAAATTATTCCATACCAATAAAGCTTCACCCAAAAACACCCTATCCAGCACCATGTCATTTTTCTTCGGCAGTTCGATGGCTGGCCAAAATGTGACCGAACGCACTGCAATGCAGAATACAGCGGTTTATGCTTGTGTGCGGGTCTTAGCGGAAGGATTAGCTGAACTACCACTCCATATTTATCAATACACCAGCGATGGTGGCAAACAGCGGGCAATTAACCACCCGCTTTATTTTTTGCTTCATGATGCGCCAAATCCAGAAATGACCAGTTTTATCTTTCGTGAAACCATGATGAACCATTTATTGCTGTGGGGTAACGCCTATGCACAAATCATTCGCAATGGTCAAGGCAAGATCACCGGACTCTATCCTTTGATGCCTGATCGAATGGACGTCAATCGGGCCGCTAACGGTGAAATCTACTACACCTATAATCGCAACTACGATGATTACCAAGCAAAGAACAAATCAAAACAAGTTATTCTCTTATCCGATGAAGTTCTCCATATCGCCGGATTGGGTTTTGATGGCTTAATTGGTTACAGCCCAATTGCAATGGCTAAAAATGCGATTGGCTTATCGATGGCCGCTGAACAATATGGCTCAACATTCTTCAAGAACGATGCCACACCCGGTGGGGTTCTTGAACACCCTAACGTAGTCAAGGATCCCGAACGGTTGCGTAAAAGCTGGCAAGCGCAGTTTTCGGGTTCTAATAATCATAGCATTGCGGTTCTTGAAGAAGGCATGACTTTCCACCAGCTCTCAATTCCACCCGACCAAGCGCAATTTCTTGATACTCGAAAATTCCAACTCGACGAAATTGCCAGAATTTTTCGTGTACCACCGCATATGGTTGGTGACCTAGATCGTTCGACTTTCTCAAATATCGAGCAACAATCACTCGAATTTGTAAAGTACACCCTGAACCCGTGGTGTGTTCGCTGGGAACAAGCGATGAATCAGCAACTGCTCTCTTCTGACGACCAGCAGAAATACTTCATCAAATTTAACGTTGATGGTCTGCTCCGCGGTGACTATGAAAGCCGGATGAACGGCTACGCGATTGGTCGGCAAAACGGCTGGCTATCAGCTAACGATATTCGGGAACTGGAAGACCTTAATCGAATTCCGGCCAATGAAGGTGGTGATCAGTACTTAGTCAATGGCAATATGCTGCCACTCAGTCAGGCTGGTAATTTCTACAATCCAAAAACAAAACAAGAAAGTGAGGATAAACAAAATTGAAACGATTCTGGAATTGGAATCATGATGGTGACCAGCGTCAATTATCTATTTCGGGAGTAATTGCACCTGATAGCTGGGTAAATGACGATATTTCACCGCAAGTATTCCAAGATGAACTCAGCGAAGGCCAAGGTCCACTTGATCTCTGGCTTAATTCTCCCGGCGGCGATTGTACTGCTGCTAGCCGAATTTATACAATGCTGATGAATTATCCTAATGATGTGAATGTCAAAATTGATGGATTAGCTGCTTCAGCCGCTTCAGTCATTGCAATGGCTGGGACTACCGTTTCAATGGCGCCAACAGCGATGTTAATGATTCATAATCCTTTAACCATTGTGGACGGGCAGAAAAAAGACCTCGATCAGGCATTGCAGATGCTGACCGAAACTAAAGAATCAATTATTAACGCCTATGAGCTTAGAACTAATCTGCCACGGGCCAAGATCTCAACCATGATGGATAATGAAACCTGGATGAACGTCAACAAGGCTATCGAGTTAGGCTTTGCTGATGAGATGTTAGGCCACGATACCCAACCGACAGATTGCTATTCATACTCTGATCGGCAATCGACTCTCGTATTAATAAATAAACTCAAGCCAACAACTAAATCAACTATCTCTGTAAAGTCGCTGCAAAAGCGGCTTTCTTTGTTATCGCACTAATTTGAGGAGGACTATTTCCATGACTAAAATTACTGAACTACAAGAAAAGCGCGCCCGGATTTGGAAGCAGGCAAAAGATTTCCTTGATGCTAAGCAGAAAGAATCCGATGTGCTGTCTGCAGAGGACAACGCTACCTACGAAAAGATGGAGCAAGATGTCGTTGACCTCGGTAAAGAAATCGACCGTCGCCACAAGCAAGAAGAAATCGAAGCAACTCTCAATCAGCCCACTTCCCAGGCCATTACTAATGCCCCGACTAATGGAACACTATCCGATAAACAAACAGGGTATGCAAAAGACTTTTGGCAAATGATGCGTGGACGTGGTGTGGTCAATGCCCTAAAAGAAGGTGCCGATCCTGATGGCGGCTTCGTGGTTCCTGATGAATTCGAAAATCAATTAATCCAAAAGCTGGAAGAAGCCAACGTTCTACGGACCATTAGCCACGTTATCCAAACTAACAGTGGCGAACATAAAATTCCCGTTGTTGCCAGCGAAGGAACCGCGGCTTGGCTTGACGAAGAGGCGGCCTACACGGAATCCAACACCCAATTTAGCCAAGTATCGCTCGGTGCTTATAAACTTGGCACCCTGATCAAGGTATCGGAAGAGCTGCTGAACGATTCCGCCTTTGACTTAATGACTTACCTTTCTGATGAATTTGGCCGCCGGTTAGGCAATGCCGAAGAACAAGCCTTTTTAACTGGTACAGGCACAGGCCAGCCGTCCGGCATTCTTACCGATACAAGCGGGGCTTCAGCTGGATCCACTGCTGCTAAAGCCGATTCCCTGACCTTCGATGATTTAATCGACCTCTTCTATTCCTTAAAAGCGCCATACCGGCAAAATGCTGTCTTCCTGATGAACGATGATACCGTTAAGGCAATTCGCAAAATGAAGGACAAGAACGATCAATACATTTGGCAGTCATCGGTCCAGGCGGGACAACCTGATCGAATTCTCAACTGCCCAGTTTATACCAGCCCGTTTATGCCAACACTAGCTGCCGGTAACAAGCCGGTGCTTTTTGGTGACTTCAATTACTACTGGATTGCCGATCGCCAAGGACGAACTTTCAAGCGTCTTAACGAACTTTACGCTGTTACTGGTCAAGTGGGCTTTTTAGGTTCACAACGGGTCGACGCTAAAGTTATCCTCCCCGAAGCTATCAAAACCCTAGCAATGGCTGCAAAGTAGAAAGGAATGATGAAATGTGGCTACTGTTACTCTGGCCGAAGCAAAAACCTACTTAAGGGTTGATAGTACAACGGAAGATGATCTGATTACTAAATTGATTGGATCAGCTACCGCAACCGTTGAAAATGTTCTACGGCAACCCTTGTCTGCTTTTGATTCTCTTCCCGATGATATTCATACCGCCATTCTTTACACAACTGCTTATCTCTATGAGTATCGTGAAACGGCTGACTTTGATGCCATGATCAAATTTCTCCGTGCAATACTATCCCCCTACCGAAAGGAGGAATTTTAAGTGCAGCAACAAAATAATCGTGTCAGTAAAATCGCTGATATTGGCGAATTAAACAAGCGAATCACCCTCATGAAAGAAAAGTACGTGGGCGAAAATCCAAATACCGGGATGAGTATGTATAAAAACGTCAAATTAGGTAACGTTTGGGCTAAGGTTTCTTCTCTTCACGGGCAGGAATACTACACCGCCGTTACGGTCAAACTCGAAAAGCAGCTTTCCTTTATTATTCGTTATCGCCCTGACGTTGATGAAGATACCAATATCTGGTTTGAGGGGCGTGGCTATGACATCGGCTTTATTGACGATGTTAAGTATGGACATGAATTTATGGAATTGAAGGCAGAGTACAAAAGGGGGATTACACTTGAAGATTAGTGCTATAACGATTAATTCTTGCTGGGGTGCAATCGGAGCTTTTCTTGGCTGGTACTTGGGCGGAATAGACGACTTTCTGTATGCCCTCTTAATTTTTATGGTAGTGGATTACCTAACCGGTATTCTTTGTGCCATCAGTGAACATAAGCTCTCGAGTGAAATCGGCTTTCGAGGACTGACACGTAAAGTTTTAATTTTAGTCTTAGTGGGTATTGCCAATGTGCTCGACATCCACTTATTAAAGAATGGCTCGGCGATTAGAACTGCTACCATCTTCTTTTACATTTCCAATGAAGGAATTTCACTTCTTGAAAATGCGAGTCGGCTCGGTTTGCCCATTCCTGATAAATTAAAAAATGCCCTCCAACAATTGCATACCAAGGACAATCATCAATAATTACTATTAGCCTGTGGACTGCGGTCTGCAGGCTTTTTTCTTTTGCGATGGTTTACTTTTTAAACTTGCCTGGCTTATCAGTGGAGGTAATTACAATGACTAAACAAGTTAAAACCGTAACTCACCAGCCACTGATGCCCGTTAAAACCGGCATGACACAACAGCAGCTGCTAGATGAAATTCATTACCAGCAATCCCGCCAAATTATCACTAAGCTACTAAACAAGGGGTTGCTTTCCGAAAACGAATTCAAGCAAATCGATCAATTAAATCAGCAATCCTTTCCACCATTAATAAAGCCAGAAAGCGTTGATACATCAGCTACTCAGAGCTAACATACCACACTGACGAAAGGAGGTTTGCCATGTCAACTATTACGAAAATTCAAGGCTACCAGCGTGATGTCAAGCAATTAAGAGTGGCGGCTTATTGCCGAGTATCTACTGACAATGTTGAACAATTAGAAAGCTTGGAAAATCAACGGCAACACTATCAAGAATATATCAATCGCCACCTTAACTGGCAGCTAGCTAGGATCTACTTTGATGAAGGTATTTCAGGCACTAAACTGAATCATCGAAATGCCTTAAAAGAGTTATTGGCTGATTGTCATAACCACCGGATCGATTTGGTGATTACCAAGTCAATCAGCCGGTTATCGCGTAATACTACTGATTGTTTAAAAATTGTTCGTGAACTGCAGCAATTAAACATTCCCATCTACTTTGAAAAGGAACGCATCAATACTGGCGAGATGGCTAGTGAACTGTTCTTATCGATTCTTAGCAGTATTGCCCAGGACGAATCACACTCGACCGCGGGTAATTTACGCTGGTCCATTCGGAAGCGTTTTGCGGATGGCAGTTTCAAGGTTTCTTCAGCACCGTACGGCTACTCTGTTCAGGATGGTAACTTAATTATTAAACCCAGCGAAGCAAAAATTATTAAACAAATCTTCACTAGCTTCTTACAAGGTCAATCAACTGGACATATTGCTAAACAGCTAAATACTAAACATGTTCCCACCCAGCGTGGTCATCGCTGGTGGAGCAGTACTATCATTAATATTCTGCGCAACATTAACTATACCGGCGATATGCTATGTCAGAAAACCTACCGTGATGATCAATACCACCGACATTTAAATCAGGGTGAACTGGCACAATATTTAATTGAAGAACATCATAAAGGAATAATCAGCCATCATGACTTTAATCAAGTCCAAGATCGATTGAAACAAGTCGCACAAGAACGGCACATTGAGTCCGGAAATCACAAATACCAACAACACTATCTATTCACCGGGAAACTCATTTGTGATTATTGCGGTTCTACGTTCAAACGACAAACACGGCCGAATAAAATCTGCTGGGCTTGTCAAAAACATTTGCACTCCGCAAAGCAATGTCCAGTGAGAGCAATTGCCGAGGAATGGATCCAAAACGCCTTTTGCAACATGATGAATAAACTGACCTTCAGTAAAAAGTTATTAATGTTGCCTCTAGTACAACAATTAAAGGACAGCTTTATCAATGATCCTGACGGAAAGCTAAGTCAATTAGCCAAGCAGATTAAAGAAAATGATGACAAGACGGAAACATTAAATAAGCTGTTACAGGCAGGTTTAATTGATCAGTCATTGTATATCAATCAAACCGCTGAACTGGAACAAAGCACCTATCAGATTCAACAGCGAATTAAACAAATTAACAGTAGTCACACTGACGATGCCAATAATCTGGAGGACTTTCGTGAACTTCTCCGTTGGTGCCAGCAAAATCAATTTCTAAATACATTTGATCCGGCACTGTTTCTAACCTATGTCCAATCAATTAAGATCCTTAACCAGCACGAAATCTGTTTCCAGCTTAAATGCGGGTTGAATTTGACCGAACATCTTGTTAATAAACAGCCTGTCAGTGAACATTTCTATCGGGGAATAATTCATCAACGATTCAATGATCCAATCAAGCAAGCTGAATATTTGTACAGCACGATTAAAAGCGAGGTGGATTTAATTGGGTAAAGTACATATCATTCCTGCTCATCAGCAACGTGGCAATAGTGTCCACCGTTTACCAGATGAACCACAATCAGAAAAACTACGAGTTGCGGCCTACTGCCGGGTTTCGACTGAACTCGATGAACAAGCCAATTCATATGAAACACAAGTCAGTCACTATAAAGAGCTGATTCAAAAAGATCCCAGCTGGGAAATGGCTGGCATCTTCGCCGATGATGGGATTTCTGGAACCAACACCAAGAAACGGGAACAGTTCAATAAAATGATTGCCGCTTGTAAAGCCGGTAAAATTGACTTAATCGTTACTAAATCGATTAGTCGTTTTGCCCGGAATACGATTGATTGTCTAAAATACATTCGTGATCTAAAAGCCATCAACGTGGCAATTTTCTTTGAAAAGGAAAACATCAACACGATGGATGCCAAAGGAGAAGTCTTGATTACTATCATGGCTTCCCTGGCCCAGCAAGAAAGTGAGTCCTTATCTCAAAACGTCAAACTCGGGTTGCAATATCGCTACCAGCAAGGCAAAGTCTTGATTAACCACAATCACTTTCTGGGCTACACCAAGGATAAAGATGGCAATCTCGTCATTGATCCAGAAGAAGCTAAGACCGTTAAACGAATCTTTTATAGTTACCTGCAAGGGATGACGATGAAACAAATCGCTGAATCACTCAAAGCAGATGGTGTCTTAACTGGTGGCAAGGGAACTAATTGGGGATCCAGCGGTGTTAACCGGATTCTCAAGAATGAGAAATATATGGGCGATGCACTCCTGCAGAAAACCTATACCGTTGATTTTTTAACCAAAAAACGGGTAAAGAATAACGGGATCATGCCCCAATACTATGTAGAAAACGACCATCCAGCGATTATTCCCAAATCGGTCTTCATGCAAGTACAAAATTTAATTCGGCAACGCCGTAATGGCATTACTACTAAGAATGGCCACCATCGCAGAGTTAATGGCAAATATTCTTTTTCGCAACGGGTCTTTTGTGGAAAATGTGGGGACATCTTTCAACGGAATATGTGGTATCGTCCAACAAAAGTTGCCGTTTGGCGCTGTGCTAGCCGGATTAGGCGCAGCAAGAAAGGCCGACGCTGTATGATACGGAACATTAAAGAGCCACTGCTTCAAACCGCCACCCTTGATGCCATCAATCAGTTAATCGAAAGTCATGAATTGGCGGATAAGCAAATCAAAGCTAATATCATGAAAATCGTTAGGAATTCTAAAGGTCCAACGATTGATGAACTGGACAAACGGCTAGAAGAAACTCAGTTGAAGCTGATCCAAGCAGCTAACCAGCACCAAAACTGCAATGAACTTACCCAAGAAGTGATGGACCTGCGCGAACAAAAGGAAAAGGTCCAGGAGGTTGAATCCGAAAATCAAGTCAAGCTCCATAATATCGACCAGGTCAGTAACTTCGTTGATGAGCATCAGCATGGCATTCAAGAATTCGATCCGCAACTGGTTCGCCGCCTAATCGAAAAAATCACCATCTTCCAACGCTACATGGAATTCACGTTCAAAGATGGTGAAGTAATTAGAGTTAATATGTGAAAACTTGGGATATTCAGCACTCACTTATTTGAGTTGGGTGCTGTTTTTAGATTGTAGTTTTTTAATTTGGCAGATTGCAAGAAATAACAGCCCCGATGAAAAGAACTAATTTTAATATTCAAGTACTGGGGTTCTTACTTCATAGCAGGCAGTCAAAATTCATTAAACCAGCGTCGCACCCAGTGAATTCTTAAAATGGTCAAGCGCCCACTCCTGACCATGCTTAGTAAAGGTGGCGACCCCCTTAACCGGAATCGCAATCTGGTAGTTCAAATTATAGGCGGTAATTGCGGTGTGCAGGACACAGATATCGGTGCAAACACCTGCAATCCACAAGTTATCAATTTTTCGTTCCCGCAGGTAGTTATCAAGATTAGTATTTTGAAATGATGAATAGCGGTTCTTATTAAACTGGTAAACCCGGTCACTGGCCTGATGTTGTTCAAACCAGTCATTAACCTTGCCGTATAGCTGTTGACCAGGCGTACCGACCACGTTATGTGGCGGGAAGAGTTTAGCTTCTGGACTAAACCGGTCCCCACAATGGGCATCAGTCGGGAAAATTACGTAGTCGCCATTTTGGTAAAAACGGTTGGCCAGCTGAACCAAATAATCTTCTAATTCCTGCGCTGGCTTGCCACAAGTAAGCGCACCATTGTCAGCGACAAAATCGTTTGTATAATCAATAATTAATAATGCTTTAGTCATTGCTAACTCCTTATTTTTGTGCCTCATCAACCAGCTTTTGTTGCAAGTCAGCTAACCGCTTGGTTAAATAAACCGGGAAGCGGTCCGGATTAAGCAACCGCTTAGCAGCCGCTGGCAGCTGTGCTAATTCGGTCTGCGCAAAGTGCTGGATGGCAAAAGTGTCGGTTTCAATTGGCGCCG